AACACCGATAACGACAGGAGCATCAGGATCATTCCATGCAGGTCGCTTGGCTGCTTCATCGACGAGTACTGGGCTGATAAACTGACCATCGCCAGCAGCAGGGAACTCACCATACACCTCTACCCTCGCTTCCCGAGAGTCCTCCCCGTATTCCTCTATGATCTGCTGGTAGGTGTTCTTATCGGTGTTCTCCACCGTCCGGGCATCCACCTGCCGGCCAATCCAGAAGTCCCGCTTGCTGTTGAAGCACTCAAAGAAGTACCCCTGATTGCGTCGAGGGTTGGAGAAGGCCATCCAGTAACGGTCAAGGATGTTCTCAGTGAAGAAGCCTGCCGCTACCGACCATATGGCATCGGGTATACCGCTGGCCTCATCAAATATCACCATCATGCCGTCATGGTTGTGCGCTCCGGCATAGCCATCAGGGTTCTCTTCCGACCACAACTTGCCATCCGCAGACCAGTAGCGGGTACCCTTTTTCAGATCCCGCTCCACCAGTTCACACAACCACTGAGCCGGCATCAGACGGGTAGCCGAGATCTCCCACCAATGGCTATTGATCAGCATGGCCGTCCACTTGTTCAATTCACCCCAGGTCACATGCCGCAACTGGGCCTCTGAGTTAGCACTTACAATCACCGTGGCCCCGATACGGGTACTCATCATCCACAGGATCAACCAGCTAACCAGCGCAGACTTCCCGATACCCCGACCAGACGACACGGCCTCCCTAAAGGTAGTCATGTCTACCTTGCCCTGGTTCTCCTTTATATGGGTGGATATGTCCTTCAACACCTTCCGCTGCCATTCCCTCGGCCCCTTGTACTTTTCCAACGGGGTGTTTGGCTGTCCCCAAGGAAAGGCCATCATCACAAAGGCCTCCGGATCATCAGCTATCCTGGGCGACCAAAGGGTAGCCATCAGCTTCTGTTCATCAGAGGCGCTATACCGTGGCTTTTGCATTAATCATCCACCTCTTCGCCATGACCTTCAATCCAATCCTCAACCCGCTGTTGGGCTTGTTCCAAGGCAGCCGTAATAGATATGTTGGTGGTGATCTCCACCTGTGTCTTTTCCTGCCAGCCAGCCCTGGTCTTCAACCAAAACATCATGGCCTTCACGTCCCCATCCATACCGGTCTGGTACAGCGTCCTAGCCATCGCAAGGTTCTTGTCGGTCAGGGACTTGTTCAACAAGTCGGGGTAATGTCGCTTTAGGGTAGCCTCGGCTATCCCAAGGTAGACAGCGATATCCTTTTCCGGCGTACCTATGGAGGCCAAGGCCTCTACCTTTGCCGCATCCTCATCGGTCGGCAGGTGATGGTTAGCCTTAACGGGGGCAAGCTTCTTGGGCTTCTTCTTATGGACAGTGGCAGGCCGGTACCCTTCCAACCCAAGGCCATCAAGAGAGATCTTTTTCATACTGCCCCCTCACGTTGTTCCACAGAAAGTAAACCAGCAACACCATCCCGACCGAGGTCACCAGAACCGTCAACGTCAAAACATCGAGGATTTTTAGCAAGGCGCTTCCCAATCTCAAAGAGCGCCATCCGTTCCTTAATGTCATCCCATGTCCCCACTGCAAAGTACTTGGGGTTCACCCAATAGATCGGCCCGGTCTCCCCAGGCATCTTACAAAGCACATCCTCATTGAGCATCTGCGACACATAGTTAAACACCGTCTTGACCGACAGACCGGTCTTCTCGGCAATCTGATCCCGTTGCCGCTTCCTCAACACAATCTCCCCATCCCTACCACAGAAGCTTAACAGGTAAAAAAACACCGCAGCCTTGCCACTGAAGAACTGAGCCAGATACGAACCAGCCTCAAAGTAGAACTTCCCATACGCCGGCTCCTTATCCTTTCCTGTCCCACCCTTGGGTATAGACGCCAGCACAACACCAGTCTCCTCATGCACCACATGAAGCGTCTTGTCAGCATCAAACCGATAGCTGTACCTCATTACTAAACCCCAATAATTAGACGTCTTAGATAAACATTATACCAAATACGGAGAAGATCTTCCCTATATACGGGATAGATTCCCTACATTTGGGAGAAAACCTGTACAAATAATGATCTATGTGTACACATGTACCTAACAACATCAATCACTTACAAGAAACCTATTTAACATAATCTGTAAGTTGCCTTATTTACTATCTAGTCTTCATCTTGAAGATAAACAGTAGACAAACGCTTAGATGAACCAAGCCAGAGGCTGGTTTTCATTTTAAAAAAAATTCTGTCAGGGGGGTGTACAAGTACATACCCCTCCCACTCTCGGGCCCCACCCGCCCCGGTCTGAGACGCGCGTCCAGGTTGACGGGCCGCTACCAGGGTGAGGCAGGAGGGAGGGAGAGGGTAGAGTGAGGGAGGGAGTCGTGCTGCTATATATAGATAGTGAGAGGGAGGGACCATATCGTGTGGCCATATGAAAGAAGGTGAGCGATGCCACAAGCCCTTTTCCGCTATTTAGAATACCCTTTCCCGATATCGCCACACGACTGCAATGCCTTGTCGATTGCCGGTAACGATAGAAAGCATGTGACACATCAAAACCGCTTGCATGATGTGTCAGCACAAGATAGTATCAGGTTGTCAGCACATCAAACCGATTGGAGAGAAGCCATGACCAAGAAAGAAGAACTAATCGCCCAAACCATCATTTTCATTATCGCTACGCCCGTTTTCATGGGCTTGCTTTGCCTTCCCTTCATTTTCGTCATGACGCTTGTCGGCGGATCTAAATTCTTCTGATCAATCGGGGCTGGAAACAGCCCCATCACTTACCACTTGGAGAGAAACCGTGTCCTATCACCCTACACTTAACGCAGCCCTTGAATCAGTCGGACTACTGCATACCTGGAACTGCATTTGGCCCGGCATCGCTTACGGCGAAACCCGGCGCTACATTCACGCCGACAAATTGCTTGTGTCCATCTATCGGGATGAACGCGGCTACTACGAAACGCCCGTTCATTACTCAACCCGCTAGTGTCCAGCCTGTAGCGTCCGATTATGGGCGCTATGGGGTGTGCATTCGCCACCACTAAACTACTAGGAGAGATACCTTGAAAACATTCGCTGTAAAGACTGAAAACGGTCTAGTTGAATACGAACAATTGGCAACATTCACCCATTCATTCGGAACAGGGTCACGGCAAGTATTCCGTTTTGTCGTCACCAGACAAAACAGTCTTGATCAAGTCTGCGTCACTCATCGCGCAAGCACTAAACGGGTCTGCGAGATTCCCTATAGTGTCTGGACAGCATATATCGGCGACACTAAGGCAGCAGGAAAACGCGCTCTTGATCTGCTGGCGCAGCGAGTAGGATCAGAAAAAATAATCAGCGTACTGAGCGCTGCTGAGCGGGAGTGCTAATCATGGCCAGACTTAATCATCCTATGTTGAATGCGATACAAGCGCTGATGGTAATGGCGCAAAACGAAAAAAATGCATTATGGCTAATCGACGCTTATGAGATTCTTACAAAATACAAAAATCAGTTTTCACAGGAAACATATCAATCATTAGACAGAGGCATAAGGGAATTGCATTCATTCCTGAATGCCAAAAGCGCTTAACCCATTGCAGGTAGCATTGGAAACAGTGCTACCAACAATGGCAATAATGCCAGAACACCACCATTAGGAGAGAAACCATGCAACTTGAATTCACGCGCATCAAAAATGATGTCAACGGAAACCCACGCTATGTTGTCCACTTCTACGCTCTTGACGTTCACGGCTGGCAGTCCAGCCTGGACGTATCAGAACGCTATGCAATCGCCTGCAAGCTGGCAAATAAAATAGGTGGCCGTAAGTTCCATAGTCGCCAGTATGGTGGCGGTATTGTGTTCCAATCCTACTCCATCACCGAAACAATGAACGCTATTAACCATATTGCTGGCAAAAAATATGAAGAGGCGGTTGTGTCATGAATAGTACAATTTGTGTTCCATCACGCACCGGCGACTGTAAAGTGATAGTTCAGTGCCATCCAAACCACCTTCCACGTCCGGGCATACCGGAAAGCCTTAAATGGTCAGTGATATATGGTGTTTTGCTGGCCTACCATGATAACGGCATATGGTATCCGTCAGGATCGGATCAACCTATCACCGATCACTTAACGCTTGCCCTGATTGCAGGTATACCTGAATTCGACTCAACTTATTGTGAGGCAAAAAATGGATAAGATATTAACTATGCTTGCTGAGACTATCGGCCTGTTATTTGTCGGCGCTTTGTGTGGCGCTATCTTCGCGGTCTGTTTGTTGGGGGGCATAGGATGAAAACTAAAAAACGCGCATATCTAAACGCTTGTATGCAGCAACCCATAGAATGGCTGAAAAAATCCGCCAACAATCCAAACCATTACATGACCCGAATGGATATTGCTTTGCATATGCTGGCAATCAGGAAAAAATTGAGGTTCAAAGCATGAAAAGCATTATTACTGTCGGCAAAAGCCGGATCACTGTAAACCGCACCCTGGACGGCCATGATTGCAGGGTGGAAAAGGTACGCGCCAGGTCAGACCGTCACGCTCAACGGCTAGCAGCTATGCTCAATTGGTCATCCCGTTATGGTGGCGCTGGCCGTTACTTTGCTGAGGTTTACTATGTGCCGGGTTATCTAATGCGCCGGCAAGGCATGGACGTATGATCCAGGCACTGTTCGCCCTAGCAGTGTGGGCTATCATAATAATTCTGACGGAGGATTGATCATGCAACACTTTGAAGACGAAAACGGAGAGTACGTCCGTTATCGAGACCGGCCAAAATATATTGGCCGTGGCGGTCGGCGTAATGTGGCCGAAAACCCGCTGGAAGTCAGGATATGGGCAAGGGTGCTACCAGAGGATAAAGAGAAATACTTTGCACTCGGCGGTAGTGAGTGGGTTCGCCGGATGATCCGCGAAGAGTACGCAAGGCTGGCCTATAAGGGGCCTGATAGTGATAGCTAAGGCCCATAGGGTAGTAATGGGCTGTCGGACACCGGCCCAGGCTGCAATAGCCTGGCGCTGGCTGTTGCTGGCCGCAAAACAGGATAGCAGGCTGAGAGGCCTGCTACCTTATTATGCCCACGAACTCAGCAAGCTAGGCTAGTGAGTTCGTTTTGGCGGAACAAACCGCCTATCCTGCAATGCCTGCGGGTCTGATCCCTTATTGACGGTCGGTGCCTTATAGTCAATCCTGCCCCCTGATGCCAGATAAACCGCCGTCAACCGCTCGATTTCCTCGCGTTCGGCTTGTTTGCGCTGCATCGCCGTTTTGATCGACAGTTCGCGTTCCTGGTCGGGTGATCCGAAAAGACCAGCTTTCCACTCTAATGACATTATTGCTTTTCCTTCATCTTTCTGTGCGTCTCGCAAATTGTTTTAGCTGCTTCAACAGTGACAACGCCGTTCGACAGGATCACCGGCTGACTCTGATCGGCGACATAATACGGGACGTACCGTGGTTTGCCGGCCACTATGCCTTTCACAATGCTATATGCCCCGTCATCACTGCGGCACTGCCATTTCCCTTTTACTGTCCACGTCATCATGCATTCCACCAGGGGGTATAACCTACGAAAGAGATTTTTTCTGTGTTGCCGGCTCGACGTTCAAGCGACATTCGTCGCCATTCCTCGATTAAGTGTAGCAATGCCTTTTCCTGTTCCTTCGGGGTGAATTTGTAAGCGCTGTATGCAAGTACCGACAGCTTGTCTAGCGTGTCCTGGCCTACCCTGTTCCGCATGTACTGCGTATGCGCCCAGGGATCGGCCGTGAAACGCATATGGCACCCGTAACACAAGGCGCTTGTGTTCAGTTCGCTAAACCTCAATTGTTTAATCACCCGCCCCCAGTAATGCGAACAGTGAATGCCTCGGCGGAGTTCCGGCGGGTAATATTTCCCGCAGGCTTCGCAACTGTAGTTCGTGCTGCACCGGACTAAGTTCGACATGACCACGTCCAGCTTGTCTCTTTTGATTTTCAATACCGTAGCCTCTTTTTCGGTTGTGGCGGTTCGTCTAGGCTGACCGGAGGCATACCGGCACTGAAACGCATCCGATCAAATTGAGGTTGCAGCCATACACTGCCTGTCCTGCCGTGACGGTTTTTCTCAACAATCAACTCTGTGCTGGCATCATCAGCCCGGTGCAACATCATCACCACGTCTGCGTCCTGTTCGATCTGCCCTGATGAGCGTAGGTCAGACAACTTCGGTCTGCCATCAGCCCGCTGTTCAACGCCACGGCTAAACTGCGACAGGGCAAGAACAGGGCAGTTGAGTTCCTTCGCCATCATCTTGCAGCCCTTGCTAACATTCCCTACTCGGACAACATCAGACTCACCATCACCGGACGCCAGTTGCAGGTAATCGATGATGACCAGATCCACACCATGCCGGTTTCTGTGAGACCTGGACACAGAACGTATCTCTTCAATGCTCAGGGATGCCCGGTCGTCAATGTAAAGGCGCTGCTTTGCCATCTTTTCAACAAACCCGGTGATGGACTGCCATTGGTCAGCGCATAGGTCGCCGGTTTGGATGTTCCGGTAATAGGTTCCGGTCGCTGTACTGGCGAGCCTCGACATCAGTTCCCTAGCCTGCATCTCAAGGCTGAAAATCAGGACGGACTGCCCTTGCATGGCCGCATGGTAGGCCACCTGGAGGGCCAGCACCGTTTTGCCCTGCCCTGGTCTGGCTGCCAGGATGTGCAACTCTCCGGGCTTCATGCCATGGGTCAGGTCATCCAGGCCGGTCATACCGCTAGACAGGCCGGATACCCCATCAGCCTGCTGGACAGCTTCCAGGTGATCCATCCAATCTCGGATAATGCTGACGCTATCCCTTGGCCCCTTTCCGGCTTCCAGTTCCATGACACGGCCAACAGCTTGCTGTGCTGCCGCAATTTTCTCCGACAGGGAGCCGTCAACCATGACGGAGCGGCATACCTCTTCACCTGCATGGTAAACACGGCGTAGGTAGTGGTACTGCCGGATGGCATCGGCATAACTCAAGACGTTAGCCGTGGACGGGGTGTTCTTGGCTACGGTCGCCAAATACTGCAACCAACCATGCCCTGGGTGGCTCTTTTCCAGTTCATCGCTAACGGTCAGGAAATCGATCTGAGAGCCTTTTTGGGCTAGGGTGGCTATGGTGGTATAGGCTGCCCTCTCCGGAACGCTGTAGAACGATTCTGGAGGCAATGAGGCCTGTATATCGGGTAACAGGTCGGGGTCGATCAGGATGGAACCGATAACGGACTGTTCCAGGTCGAGGCTGTACAGTTTCATGCTTCCACCACTTTGGTCACGGTCTTTTCCAGCAACAGGTAATCAAGATCAGCACCAGGCCAGGCTGTTCCATCGGCTTTTGAAAAGCCTTTTGCCATGTAGGGAATGGTCATTGCCGCCTCAAAGTAGGCTTTCCACCAATCCAGGCTTCTCACATGCTCGGACGACTGCCAGATCCTGGTGATTGCCTGCTGACGCTTCCGGTTGATCACCGTTGCTGCCGGCCTTCCAACTGGCACACAGACATCGTTATACAGCTTCACAACTTCCTTGATCGGCACTGGGAGGCGCTTAGCCGACGAGTAAGTCGGAGACTTACGATTGGAATCTGTATCTGAGTCTGTATCTGAGTCTGTATCTGTCTCTGGGGGCGTTACATCAACGCTACGTCGACGTTTCCTGTCCGTTACTGTAACGTTACATGGTTGTTTCATCTTCTCCCGATACCGTCTAACCCTATCCACGCTTGAATCTGAGACATATTGACGCTTGTCCCAGTTCAGCACTCGGTTGTCGGAATCGATAAGGGATGCGGCTACAAATGCCGCCTTGGTGACCTCCCATTCTTGCGGAGAAATCCGCAACTGAAAGGCTATGTGCTGATCCTGTAACGTTACATCGCCGTTACTGCACCGGAGGCACAGCAACATGACAAACCTTCGCTGGTCTGCCTCGGATAACATTTGGATTTTGGGGTCGGTCGCAAACTCTGAATAGAGTCTGAACCACTTGAAAACAGTGGGACTCATGGTATTATTTTCCTGCGTATTGTCATTCGGTTAATGACTTGTCTACAAAACCCTAGAAGGTTGCAGCCCTCTGGGGTTTTTATTTTTGGGCCTAAACTGGCCCTTTGTCCAGTGTCCTAAACGGTTTTTTGTGAAACCCCTCCATCGTCGTAGTGCCTGTCATCAGCACAGCAGGCGGGTAAATATCCGGCCTGATGATCTCACGTTTGATCCTGCCCTCAGTTAGCGCCTCAATTGCCAGGGCCTGTTGGGGCGACGGCTTCCTCTGGCGACGTAGCCAACGGCTGATGGCCGATGGGTTGATGCCCAGGACACCCCCCAACTTGTTGACTCCACCGGCCCAACCGATCAGCCAGACCAGTTCCTGTTCCCACAGATCCCACAGGTGTTCATCGTCATCCATTATTTTCACCTCACATGGTTGACACGTCATTGCCCTCAGGTCAATACTACGTCTGCCGGCATACGCTGGTCAACCACACCGGAGAGAATCCATGAAACTCGAAAACAGCCTGGAAACAGGCATACATCAGATAATGATGGCCGCAGAAACCGCTATGTCAGCCGTTCGCAAGGGACGGTACGATGCTGCCAAAGGGCAGATCGAGGACATCCAGTTCCATGCCTTTGCCCTGCTGTCCGAACTGGACGCCAACATCAAGGGCAAGCTCATAAAGTTCAAAAGTCTCCAGCTTCTGGTGTCGCGTGACTCCACCGGATTCATGCACGTTTACACCGATGAAGGCGTGGAGATTACCGACATGCTGCTGCCAGCCACTTTGGACAGCATCTATCAAACGTATATTTCAACTTTCAACCACTGATAGGAGAGACACCTATGTATATTAGTACCCCCGGCATTTGGGCCAAATCAATCAACATTTCCACCCGCAAGACCGAATCGGAAATCACAGGGTGCGACATCACCCTATGGACTACCACCATTGAGGTGATTGACGAGAAAGGTAACGTCAACAACATCTTCATTAGTGGCAAATCGCTTCAGTCTGTCACCCCTTCCTTCAACCCCTATAACGGAACCGAGCGCGGTTCTGACGAAAATCCATTCTAAGGAGCCATGCCATGAAGATGTCTGACCAAATAAACGAACTCGCTACCGCTCTGGCAAAAGCCCAAGGCGAGATCGAAAACGCCAGCAAGAACAGCCAGAACCCGCATTTCCGCAGTAAATATGCGGATCTGGCCGAGGTGTTGAACACCATTCGTCCGGTGTTTAGCAAGTACGGTCTTGCCGTAGCACAGTTCCCGTCCTATCTGGATGGGGTTGTGTCGGTCACTACCATCCTGACTCACACTAGTGGTCAATGGATGCAGGGCACTGCGTCTGCTCCAGCTACCAAGCTTGACCCACAAGGAGTTGGCAGTTGCGTGACCTACCTTCGTCGCTATTCTCTGGCCGGCCTTGGCATCGCCCAGGAGGATGACGACGCCAACAGTGCCTCTCAGCGCCGTCCTGCTGGCCCGGATAAGTCTGCTCTGGAAGCCGCAGCCAACATGCTACGGGCCTGCCAAAGTCTGGATGAACTCCAGACGGCATTTAAATCGCTGACGCCCGACATGCGTCAGGCGATGAACGGCATCAAGGACGAAATGAAGGAACGCCTGTCATGAGCGAGATCACCTTAATCCAAGGTAGTGCCGAATGGCACGCCCACAGGGCCAACCACTACAACGCATCAGAAGCCGGGGCAGTCATGGGTGTAAGCCCGTGGCTTCCCAAGAATCCATCCCAACTGTGGGATCTCAAGAACGGGCTGGTGGAGGTGAAGTTCAATTCCAACATGCAGCATGGCATCGACAACGAACACAACGGGCGCATGTATGCCGAAAGCCGGCTTCATGATGACTTCACGCCTGCTGTGCATACCGTTGGCCGGTACAGTGCCTCTCTGGATGGCCTCAATTTCAGCAACGATTTCGGCATCGAGATCAAATGCCCTGCCAGCATCGACAGCAAGCTGTTCGACTTGGTCACGCC